ACAACAGAAGGAGGAAAATGATGGAAGATTATAGAAAAATTTATACTACACCTGTATGCGACTGGATTGAGCCACCTCCAGTTCGCAAAATGAAAGTAGTCTACAGGTTGCAATTATTTGTGTTTGGTTTATCATGTTTTGGACTAGGATTTTTATTAGGGAGTGTATTGTGAAACAGTTAGCTAAAATACAACAACAATTAAAAGCACCAAAAGGCCAATACAATAAGTTTGGTAACTATAAATATCGAAGCTGTGAGGATATTTTAGAAGCCGTAAAACCGTTACTTGGGGAGTGTACTCTTACACTCTCCGATGAGGTTAAAGAAATCGGTGGTATTCCATATGTAGAAGCTAATGCAACTTTGAAAAGTTCTGATGGTGAAATCACTGTGTTTGCTCAGGCAGGTATCAATCCAAATCGTAAAGGCATGGACATAGCACAGTCTTTTGGTAGTTCAAGCAGCTATGCTCGTAAATATGCGTTAGCAGGTTTGTTTTTATTAGACGATACTAAAGATGCTGATACGCAAGATAACACAGAAGAAAATAAACCACCAACAAAGAAACGTATTCAAGAGATTGAAAAAGAATTAGCCGAAGCTTATAAAGAGGGTACTCTTAACGATAAGTTTTTTTCATTAACACCTGTTGAACAGGAATCAGTTAGAGAGTATGCAAATGTCCTCAAGTTCGGATCATCTCAAGGATAGTAGGCGGTTAGGTCTGGTCACTGCTAGCAATGCCTATGCAGTGATCCATGATCGTAAAAAGCTGTGGAGACAAATGACCTACCGTGAACCACCTTTTTCAGGGAATGATGCTACCGAGTACGGTAAGCACCATGAGCATATTGCATTATCAGCATTAGAAAAAGAACTAGGTGAAATCTTAGAACCTGGTAATAAGTTTATTGCTCATCCTGAATTACCATTGGGAGGTAGCCCAGATTTTTTTTACAATGGTTGCCCTGGTGAAATAAAATGTCCTTACACCCAGAAAGTTTATCCAAGTATTCCAGATCGTTATTTCTATCAATGCCAAGTACAAATGGCCATCACAAATACGGTAAAAAATTATTTCTACATTTGGACACCAGAGGAAACTAAATTACAAGTTATTCCGTTTTCAAAAGAATTTATGACATGGTATTTGCCATTCGTTCTTGAGTTTATGGAGTATGTGAGAACCGACCAAGAACCACCACGGTTCAGTCGGAAACCTTTATTTAAAATAGGAGATTAGTATGGCAGAGTATAACGATTTAAATCGTGTAGCAATTTTTCCAGTTAAGGAAAAAACAAATGAGAAAGGCCCTGACTTTACAGGTAACTTAGATGTAGCAGGTATTAAGTTTAGAATTAGTTTGTGGAAGACAGAAGCTAAATCTGGCATGAAGTATTTATCAGGATCTATACAGAAGGCAGATGAGGAAAGAAGTGCACCTGCTAAAGAAGGTGCTGAAGTAGAGGACATCCCTTTTTAAGATGTCCTCTTTTTACATTTACTTATTGCAAACGTACATGGTTACTTCAAAACCAAAACGCATTTCTGTTGCACTAGGTGTTGTCCACATAATTATGTCTCCTTTCATTAGTTTTTGTAAGCTTACAACCATAATTATACACCTAGTGTTACAATTTATTAACAATAAGGAATTAGTTTATGGTAAGTAAAATCTTGAGTTTTTTTGTATTATTGATAATATTATTTTTATTAGTTGGTATTGGTATTCAGTATTACATTACACAGCCAACTGAACCAGATAGTTTAGTTTGTCATAAAGGCAAATTATTGGCACAGGTTGAGGGTGAAGGAGCTGTTTATACACGGATTAAAAAGTTCTCCTGTGATTATGAAAAAGGTATGTTAATTATTGAGGAGCAATCATGAAAGATATGATAAACCCTGATCATTACAAGGTCGGTGGTATCGAAACTATTGACGTGATTAAAGCCAAGCTTGGTGATAATTACAGGCATTATGTTAAAGGTAATCTCATGAAGTATTCTGAACGACTAGGCAATAAAGATGATTGGTCGCAAGAACTTCGTAAGATTGCTTGGTACGCATTAGACTTAGCTGATGAATTAGATAGAAAAAAATCTTCACCAGTGATTGATGAAGAATGGATTGACGATCCACTGCATGACGAAGATTAAAACTTTTGGGCAGGTGTGCCACAAGTGTAAACAGCCTGCAAACACATATGACAAGAAGAAATGGTGGTGTGGTCGAGACTTGTCAGCACACGGAATATGTAAGAATGACAACAAAAAGAATAGCGATTGAGGGTGAGTGGTTTACTATTCAATTTTTTAAAGAAGGTGATGGAAGTATTAGAGTTGAAATGGTGCATGATATAAAAGGTAAATTTTATAAAATGTATCCTGATAACAAAATTACTTTTGAGGAGAGTTAAATGACAATCAACGAACTTTTAAAAGAAATGAAAAAATCATTTCCAAATATGGAATATAAAGCAATATCAAAAGAAGGCCTAGTATTTAAATCAAAAGGATGGGTTGAATATGAAAATGAAAAAAACATTGCACGTCACAGAAAAGGGTAATTACATACAGGTTGCTTTAGCTATGTTATCTAATTTAGATGAAGGTATATACGACATGATCATTATGGATAAAGAATATGCTAGAAGCCATGACCAAAACAGTTTGCTATGGGGTGTTATTTATAAAGGTTTATCTGATACCACTGGCTATACTATTGAGGAGCTTCACGACATTTTGCGACTAAAGTTTGACCTCAAAACCGAAGATGGTAAATTATTATCTACTGCAACATTAACTAAGTCAGAGTTTAATGATTACATAGATAAGATTATTAATTGGTCAAGATCATTAGGAATACAAGTTGAAAAAAAGTGAAAAAGAATGGATGGATAAGCTTGTTCAATTTGGATGTGTGGTTTGTAAAAAATATTATCATGCTTACACAGAACCATGTATTCACCATATTAGAGAAGGCATGGGCATTGGACAACGCAATAGCACGGAAAATTGTTTACCGTTATGTCACACTCATCATCAAGGTGAACACGGCTTTGGTTTCCACAGTGGAAAGAAGACGTGGATAGAAAAGTATGGTACGGAACATGAATTATTAGAATGGTTAAAGGAGAGAATGTGAATAAAATAGAATTTGGTAATTGTTTAGAAATAATGCAACGATGGATAGATGAAGGTGTAAAAGTTAATACTTGTGTTACATCACCGCCTTATTATGGATTAAGAGATTATGGAACTGCTACATGGGTAGGTGGTGATAAAAATTGTAATCACTGGAGAGATAGCCATACATCAGAAAGAACAACTACTGGACAAAAAAATTCAGTAAAACATGGTGGAATTGCTGATAGTATTTACAAATCTGTTTGTAAAAAATGTGGTGCAATTAGGCAAGATCAACAATTAGGATTGGAAGAAACTCCAAAACAATATGTAGATAGCATGGTAAGAGTATTTAGATTAGTTCGTGAGTTATTAACAGATGATGGAACATTGTGGGTAAATATTGGTGATAGTTATTCAAGCGGAGGAAGAACATCAACAACAAATCAATCATTAAGAGGTAATACAAAATATGGTGTAACAAGACCACCAGTAGTTGAAGGTATAAAGCAAAAAGATTTAATTGGAATACCTTGGATGTTAGCATTTGCATTACGAGAAGATGGTTGGTATTTAAGACAAGATATTATTTGGCATAAACCTAATCCAATGCCTGAGTCTGTAAAAGATAGATGCACTAAATCACATGAATATATATTCTTGTTATCTAAATCGCCAAAATATTATTTTGATAACGAAGCCATAAAAGAAGATGCTGTAACACCTGCTGGAACTAAAGGTGCAAAAGGCAGTGTTGAAAGACAACAACAAAAAGGTGTAAACGCAAGACCGCCTGAATATGCAGTTTATAATGGAAAAAGAAATAAGCGTGATGTATGGTCTGTAACTGTAAAACCATTTAAAGGGGCACATTTTGCTACATACCCTGTTGACTTAATAGAACCATGTATAAAAGCAGGATGTCCAGATGGTGGTATAGTGCTAGACCCATTCATGGGTTCTGCTACAACTGCACAAGTAGCAATAGCAAATAATAAACAATATTTAGGATGTGAGCTAAATACTGAATATAAACATTTACAAGATCAACGTATAGGAATGATTTAATGTTTGAATATGTACTTGTGGTTTATTGGACAATGCAGACACCTGAGTATCAAGGGCACTTTGAATCATGTAGTCATGCTACCCAGTGGTGTCAACAACATTGTGAAGGTGCAGAATATACTAGCTGTTTGCATGAAGATTATATTTATATGCCAAAAGATTTTATTAAAAAGGAGATAAAATTATGAGAAGATTACCAGAGTTAAAAGGTGCACAACTCTACAGATACTATGACAAAGATGATAATTTGTTATATGTCGGAATGTCTAGTAATGCACTTAGAAGAGTTAAGGAGCATCAAAAAGATAAAGAGTGGTATTGGGATATTGTAAAGATAACCATAGAAAATTTTGATATGCACCATGAATTAGTCGAAGCTGAAAAAGAAGCAATAGCTAAAGAACAGCCTAGATATAATATAACTCCATACGAAGTAAAAGAAGGTAAGGTCGTATGGGTATTTGATAAAGAAAAAGAATGGGGATTAGACAATGGGAAAAGGCAGCAGTCCAAGACCGATACCGAACAGAAAACAGTTCGAGGATAATTGGGACAAAATATTTAAGAAAAAAGATGGCAACGAGTCCAACACAACTGACACTAAAAAAACTAAAAAGTGAAGGCTATACCACTGTTCAGATTGTTGAACGATGGAACGCATTTGCTAAAGTCAGACAAGATCTATTTCAAATCATAGATGTATTGGCAGTAAAAGATGGACATACTATTGGCATACAAGTGACAAGCAAAACAAATGTCAATGCAAGAATGAAAAAGATGGAAGATAGTGATCATATTTCAAATCTTAGAGATGCAAATTGGACATTGTTAATACACGGTTGGTTTAAAAATAAATCTAACAAATGGGAGGTAAAAGAAGTTGATATCAGCTAGACAACATCAAAATGCACTCGTACATGATTATATTGTTGGCGGTGTAAAAAAGAAAAGATATCAAGTCATAGATATGATTTTAGATTTTCTTAAAGATGAAAACAAAACAACACCTGAAATAGTAAATCATATACAAATGGAAGAGCAACAATGCCGCAACCTGTTAAGGTTTATGATTAATGCTAATTACATAAGCAATACAGGTAAAAAAAGAGGTGATCATTTTTTATATGAAACTTATAGAGAGTGTGAGTTATCTAAACTATTTGGATATACTCAGGCAGTCATAAATAAAAAATTTAAAATTAAAAGTAAAAAGGTACGCAAGGTAGAAGATGCACCTAATATATCTCACAAATCAAACATAAGAGATGTAACATATAGCAATCATCATTTAAATTCAATTTACTACGCTGACGGAGATTAGAATGAATATAGAGTATTTGATGTATTTATTAGATGAATGGGCTAGATGGATGAAGAGAGATGATCATGGCCTTGGATATCCTAAGCGTTCATTAGGTATAAGTAGTGGTGGTGCATCAGGTAGTTTTGATGAGATGTACGAGAGTAGTGAATTAGAAAAAATAAAAACTGTTGACAGTGTAATACATAGTTTGGATAATGAGCAAGTTAAAGCATTGTACGCTAGATATTTAGGCAGTAAAAAACCTATGTATTACGAACTTAAATTAGAAAACGCAGTCGATAATTTATTGACTATTGTTGGAAGGAGGATTGATGGATAAATTTAAAATACAAAAACAATTAAGTGAAGAACATTATAAACAAGCTTGTAAGTTTGTAGGTGATAATGCACCAAATTATGAAGAGTACAAAAAGCAAAATGCTTATGCACAATTCAAAAAATGGTTACATCTCAAATCCACCGTCAAGTAATCCTGCTGTTGGTACACCCATTACTGCTAATAAACTAATATCACCTTTTTTAAGTTTTTCTATTAGATCTTTTCTAGCTATTCCAATTTGTTTTGCTTTTTCTGTAATACGATCAGAAAACACATCAGCTATTGCTTTAGAACTGCCAAGGATACCTGCACCTGCGGTTTTCTCACCAAATACTTTTCCTTGTTTTTGTGCCATGTCACGGTAGCCAGTCCATACGTTAGCTGTCAAGTTAGCAGGAGTTGTATTATATAATTTGGCCTGCTCTCTCATTACCTCTTCTAATTCATCATATTGTTTATTTGGTGGAAATACACCTTTTTCTGTATCTGTAAAAATACCTGCTGATGGTTTTTCTGATAAGTTAGCCCAATGCCTATCAAACACCATTGCATCTGGATCATCACGCAAAGCTTTAGCCATACCTCTTACTTTTTTACTTTGCATTGCATCTAAATCGCCTCGTGTTGCTTTTTCTAAGTTTTTAGCATACCCAGTTTCTAATGGCATTTTTTTTCCAGGCTTTATTGATGTAGATCCCTCTGGTATTCTAAAGTTTGGCTGTATAATTTCTTCACCTGCTTTTAATCTTCTAAGATATTCAGATGCTAAATTTACATTTTTCTTAACATCAGATAATGGTGACGTTGCTGCCAAATATCCTGCAATTTGATCTATGTTTTCTTTACCATAAATTTCTTCTAATTCAGTGCCTTTTAAATTCCACCAATTTTTATTTGGATTATTTTTTAAATAATTTACACCACGTTCATTAAGAATGCCAATACGTTCTGCATATTCTGGACTTCTAATAAATTCAGACCATTGACCTACAGGAAATTCTTGACCTGTTCCAAGATTATATCCTGCTATCTGATTAGTTCTTTCACCATACTTAGTTGCTTTTCTTATATCTTTTGGTCCAAATCTTTTTGATACATCAAAATATGTAGTTCCATCATCTGCCCATGTACCTAAATAATTTTCAGGATTGTCTAATGCTTTTTGATTAATGTTTACAGACTGTTCAACATCTGCTTTTGTTATTGGTCTACCTTCAATAACTACATTTCTAGGGTCTGTATTTTTATACATACCCATCATTAAACCTTCTTGTGGTACATCACCTGTTTGTAAATTTACAGAATATCCACCGCCTGATTTTGTTTTATTTACAATTCTACCTGGTGTGCTTGTTGAAAATCTACCTAATAATCCTTGAGGAACTTTTAAAGGTGTTGTGGCTAACAATGCACCTCCTAAACCTAAGCCTGTACCAAGATAGTTGCTGTTAGCTAAACTTTCACCTGTCATTGTACCTAACTCTTCACCAACAAATGCAGGAGTTAAGTCCAAAAGTCCAAAACCGCCAGTAAGTGAGTTTCCGACTATGTTGTCAGTCATTACTCTAGGATTAGATATGCCTGCACTTTTCAATCTTTCATAAGTAGCGTTCCATACTTTATCTCTAGTAGATAACGGTGCTTCTGTTAAGTAATTATCTGCCATTCTTTTCTTTCCAAATAATAGTTAGCCAATATTTTAAATCTTCTACACGTTGCTCATCTTTTAATTTATTTAAAAATGCTCTACGTTTATCTAAATCCCATCTTGCTAGCGTTAAAGCTTCACAATATCTTTGCCACAATGGTGAGTAGTTATCAGTCTGTTGACCGTCAGGTAATGTTTTATGAATCGTAGTCTGGGATGTCTGCATATATACTATCTACGATGATTTCTATAGATGCACCTGAACTGAGGAAAATTGTGATCGTGTCCTCACCGTAGGTTATTTGACATTCCTCTATCGTAGTTCCAACCATATGTTCGGCAATTTGTTCGATGTCATTCATGATAGTCCTTACACGCTTATGATTGATTCTGATTTGTTTAATTCTTTGATTGCCTTGTTGCTTCTGCTCCAACTTCCGCATGACATACATCTCCATCTTTGGTAGGTTCTGGTATTAGATTTTTGGAATCCACGTTTGTTGAGGTGATTACTACCGCAGGTTGGGCAGACCGACAAAGGAGAGAATGTATTGTAGTTCACGAACCCACCCAACCAGGGTAATAATTTATTATACAACTTTTCTAGCAGAAGTGTATCTTGTTCGTTGTATTTTTGCATTAACTTTCTAGCTTCAGGATCTTTCTTTTCAACATCATTCCAGAGATCCATACCACTATGTTTTATTTTAGAACCTATACCTAATTCCTGACTAATATTGTCAAGTTTATTAGAGATAAATCTAAACTTTCTTTTTACTGCTCGTAACAAATCTATTTGCTTGTATGGGCTAGGTGGTGGCAACTCTTGTAATAAGAATTGTCTATTCAACTCTTTCATGTCAAAAGCTTGGCCATTATAATGAACCACTGCATCAGCTTCATCTAATAGATTCCACATATGTTTAATCATGCGTTTATGAGATGAGTTCCATTCAGAATCAAATATGATTTCTTTTGAGTCTTTCCATTTAGCTGCCCAACAAATGACTGTACCACGTTTAATTATTTGATTGAGACCGATGCTGTCTGGATAAAGTGACCAGGCATTTACTACACTGCTTTTTGTTTCTATATCAAGAAATAGTATCTTCAAAGGGTCGAACTCCCTTTCTATCTATGATTAACGACTGTTTGCGTGGATTCTCTCTAGCAAATGCTAAGTGAACCCAACGGTCAAACTCCAAAATAACTTGGTCGTATTCTATATCTGATTTAACAATTTCTTCCACAATGCTTTGAGGATTACCAAAAGACGGACAAATAAAATCCACGGCAAGACCACGAGTGTGAGCAGAAGTTCTCTTACTTCCCAAGTGATCATTAAGAGGATAACTACGGTAGCCGCTGCTAATAAGCATAGGATTCCCAAGTAAACTTCGTACATCTTCTAATTTCTCCGCTAAAAATGTGAGGTTGTCTATTACTTCAACCGTAGGTGTATTATCGATATCTAGCCTAGTGGCAGTATCGGAGTGAGTTAGTTCTTCTAAGCTAAAATGCGGTGATAACCTCATTTAGTTAATCCTTTAGTCTTCTCAAATGTTCTCAAACCTCCTAGACCTAACATACCCATTAATACAGTCATTAATGAACCCATATCAAACTCTGGCAATGCAGGTAAGGTCACGTTTAACCATGATGCTATAAACATTGTAACAGGTGCTAATACGAAATGCCAAGCCAGTGCAACTCCACAAACCCATCCAATAAAGGGTCTCCAGCCTGCTACCCATGCTGAACGATGAGAAGCTTCTGCCTTGTTTATTTCTAATTGGCCTTTAGCTAATTCTTGTGCGTGTTTCTCAGACATCGTAGCAATCTCATGTGCTAACTTATTCTTCTGATCTTTGTCTTCAATAAATTTATCTAATAGACCTGCAACAGGTCCAATCAATGCTGTCCAAACCATACTATCTCCTGTCTAATGGATTTGTTGTTGCTCGTTTAATCACATCAAGTTTATCTTCGACTGAACGAATCATAGTCTCTACTTCTGATTTTGTTGCCTCTGTGGTTGCTTTGAGTTCTCTTTGTGTTGATAGAGCAACTGCATTGCTTTCTTTTGCAAGCACATACGCATCAGCAACTTTTTCTTGTAACCTAACATTTGTATTTAAGCCTTCCAACTGTCTTTCTTTTATTGCTGTAACAGTTAACTGTAGTTCATTAATATTGTCCTCAATAACTCTGAACTTACCAGTTGCTTCAATAGTCTTTAACATCTTATTGTAAAATGTCACCCCTGCGTATCCGCTCCCAAGTACTATCGGAAAGAGAATAATAATAATCTTCGATATCGTTCCTTTTGAGAAGGTCAAGTTGAAACTCTCTGGTATCTGCATTTATTGGGAACTCCTGTATAATACTAAATAGATCTTCTAATGGAGGTTGATAAAACTCCATCGGTTTGTTTAAAATTTCTAATGAAAGGACAAGGCCAAATCCATGAACAATCTCTTTGCTATTGTCAACGACATTGTCTACATCTTGTTTAGACTCTTTCTCATTCCTGTCTTGTTTGTCTTGTTTTACTTCTTTGGTGCTATCAACCTTATCATCAGTGCTTGTATTAACCTTATCGTCAGAGTTGCTGAGTTCTTCTTGAACGACTGATTCTATCGTAGGTTCAGCAGGATTAGTCGTCTGCGGTACATCTATCTGAGGTACAGTTACAGATTCTATTGCTGTGGATGTGACAGGGTTTGTAGGACTCGTCACTGATATTGGACTCACTGGGTCTGTAGTGCTTTGTGTGCATGAGTTCTGCGATTCTGACCAATCGCTCCATACTTCTGTGCCATATGGATCTGGGCATGAGCTTATCCTCGTTTCAGTAATTTGGCCATCATAGCCACTATTACATTGTAACACCCTAGTATCAAATGAAGCAACACAAGTAGGAGGGTTAGCGGTACAGTTATCAGAAGTAGTCGTCCAATCTGTCCAGCTTGCTTGTTTGCAAACATAGGTTCTACTTTGTTGTATTCCTCCACTATAATTTGGGGGACAAGATAGTGTTTGATATTCGATACTGTCCACGCAAGCAGTGACTTGATACTGGTCACAATAAGGGTCATCAGGTCTGTGCCATTCACAATAATGGTTCTCAATAGCCACGCTAACCTCGATACCATCGCATACCATACTGTCTTCAAGATACCAACCATCTTCTGTTTGATTGTAGTAACAGCTCCACGCATATACATTACTCCATTGGATAAGTAACAGTAGGAGGCTCGTAATCCTTGCCATATAACCTCACAAATACTTCTGGTTTAAGTTCATACCATGCTCGTTCAGCAGCATCACCGATAGCACCTTTTATAGGGCAGGCACTTCCTGCTTGTAACATTGCTTCAAATACTCGTTCATCTTGACATAATATACCAACAGCTGCTACTTTTAGCCCTAGGTCATTCATCACTTTTGCAAGCTTGATACGCTCACAGTTTTCGTCTGTTATAGTAGCACCACCAGATATGGATATAACTCCTGTATTAGCACCACCACTAACTCCAGATTTACACATATCATTACTGAAAGCAGAAATGCTAGGAGACATAGCAGACGGCACAGGCATCCCAGAATATTTGATAGTAGTATCCGCAGAAAACGCATTATGAACCCAAATTAAACATATAAATAAAAAACAAACAATAACAATAGTTAGTCTGTCCATATTAACCCATTTTTAATGCGATATGGATGAGAATAAAAAGAATACCACCTGTCATACCAATCATGATTCTTTCTAATCGTGTTAGTCTGGCACAGATAGACTCATATCTTTCTTTACATATCGCTTCATGAGTGTTCAGTCGTGCTTCTGTGTGATCCATTTCCATCAGTGTCCTTTCTTGGTGCATTATATAAGTTGATTGGAGGTAAGGTTAGTTCGTGCCATGTCATCTATACAATCTTTCGATTTCCTCGTTAGATAATAATCCGCCATAATTGATGCCACCTATTGATCCTAAAGACTCCGTAATTAATGGTCTTGTTGGATCGTTTTGTAGTAATGATAATAATGGTTGATTTTGTCTTTCATACAGATCAATAGCTATTCTAGATTTAATTCCAGGTCTATCTAGCAAACCTGCACCACCTGCAATTACTGCACCTGGACCACCGCCAATAGTTCCACCTGCACCAATTTTTACAGGATCTGTTAATCCAATAATATCTCTATTGCCAACTCTATTTGCAGCTCTAATTAAATATGGTTTTGATTCCAATAAATCAGAAAGTCTTTCATTTAATTCAGCAACACTTGGCACAGCTTCCGATACTCCTTCTTTTGCTGCTCTAGCAGCAGATTTTTCTGCTAATTCTCCTGCTCTTGTTCCAGTTTGTTTTGTAATATCATAATCTAATTGTTTGTATAAATCAGTTTTAAAATCCTGTAAATCTCTTACACTAATAGTAGGTTTTTCTTTTATTAAAATATCAAGTTCTTTTGATACTCTTTCTACATCTTTAATATTTTTACCTGATTTATATTTAAAACCACTAACTTGATTTTTTACATCACCAATATATTTTTTAACAATATTTGATGGTATTCCTCGTTGAGTTTGAGATGCAATATCAATTAAGTTATTTACTCTATTATTTAAATCATCAATTCTGGTTTGTAATTTTTGTTTACCTGTTTTATCTAAGGTTATTTTTTCTTCTAATCCAGTTTTGATAATTTTTGCTCTTTCAGCATCATCTAAAATTACACTAGGCTTAACAGCACTTTCATATAAATTTGCTGCTGTATCACCCATACCTAAATATTTAGATGCAGGTCCAGCAACTAAAGATGGAACATTAATTGCAACATTAAAAGGATCAAGAGATGCAGATGCTTTTCTAGCAACATCTACACCTGATAATACTTTTTGTCCTGCTCCGCTTGCTTTTAAACCTAATTTTGTTGCAGTTAGTCCCCCACTTGTAAACATAGACATATCACTTAAAACACTAGCAGGGTTGTCTTGCAATTCTCTTTTGAATTTATTAAAACTTCCGTATTTTTGAGCATAGTATTTGCCTATAGCATCAGCATATTTAATTTTTTCTTCACCAAAAGCACCACCTGTTACTTTTTGAAATGTTCCTGCTAATATGTTGCCAATACTTTTACCAGTTTCTACAGGGCTTAATAATGCTGTTCCTATATCAATAGCCTCTTGCTTTAAACTGCCTGGAAAATTTTTAACCATTTCAACTGCTGAAAAATCAAAATCTTCATCAGGTGTAACTTTTACTTCAGGCGATACAACTGGATCAACAGTAAATCTATCAGCTAAATTTGGATCAACATTTATAGGGTCAACGGTAAATCTTGTCATAATTTATCCTAATCGTAATTATATTTAAGCCAATCAAAGCCAACCACTTCTTCATCAGAAATAGATCCATCTGGGTTATGATAATAAGCACGGCCATCAGAATAAATGCTAAATTTTCTGTTTAGATCGTTGTCTGTTCCAGTTGCAATAAATGCACTATTTTTCCCAGAAGCTAACTCTAATGGTTTTAGATTTTTTTGTTTCATGTATGAACTTAGCTCACCAGATTTTAGTTGCCTATTATATTCATCTGCAATAGCCTGGAACTGTCTTCTTCTAATCATAGTCATTTTTGTTAATGTGTCTCTATTTAACTCAATTGTTCCAGTCATAACCTGTCTTAAAAACTCTCTTTCTGCTGGTGTATCAAGACCTCTAGCACCAATTCCAAGTGCCTTAATCATTGGGAACACTTCAGATCCTAATAAAGCATCTAATAATTGAGTATTGCCAACACCTTCTTTAACAGAATCATCAACATTAAGGAAATTTTGTTTAATAGCATCAATGTTAGTTACTAATCCTGATAATTTTCCTGTTCTTGTTTTAGGGTTTCTAATTAATGATAAAGTATCATCCATTTTTTGAACACTAAATGGTAACTGTTTAGATGTTTGAACAAACTCAATATCTTGTTCAGCCAATTGTTCACCAAGTCTTTTTTGATAAGCACCTTCTCCACCCATGTTAAATGTAGTAGCACGATATTTTTCAACATTTTTAACATAATCAGTATATGATCCAGTATAACCATTAGCTACAGCATATTCGTATTCTTTTGTACTGCCAGTTAATCCCATGTTGCTAATCATCATTTTAGAAAACTCATCTTCATTGGACATAGCTAATGCTTGTTGCTGAGGGCTAAGGTTTCTTATTAAATTGTATAAGTTTTGTTGTTGAGATACTTTTTTACCTAAATCAAATTGTTTTTCACCAATATTTAATCGTGATTGTGTAATATCTAAACCACCTTTCATCAAGTCTTGACGTAACTTTTGAAAGTTAGCTAAGTTTTGCATACCTTGTTGTTGCCCTGTAGCAAAACCAAGACCTGTTCGACCTGCAGCTAAAAGTGGATTTTGTTGTTTTGATATTGCATCTACAAGCTGTGTTAATCCACCTTGTATACCTTGTCCTGTAATGTATGATTGCTGACCAGGTAATTCAGAAACACCAGGTACGCCTGTTAATCCTTGTAATGGATTTATTGGGCTTAATAGTCCGTTTGCCATAATTATCCTCTTCTTCTCATTGGTCTTCTTACTTGTAATGGTGTTCCTACATTAGCTTGTCCGCCTCCTAATTTAGGGCCTAGTGTAGGTTGTAATGGAGGTCTTTGTGGTTCTTTTAAACCTTCATATATAGCACCACCACCCATCATGCCTAACATAGCTGCTTCAAATGGTTTTTCTTTTACATAGTCAGTTACTTTTTCAAACACTTTAGTTGTTAAAGGTTTTTCAGCAACCTCTGCACCACCACCTGTATAATCTAAAGATCTACCTAGTTTATCTTGAGTAATGCTATAGTCAGGATATTTTTGAACATCAGCAGCATTTGCTAAACCTGCATCAAATTGAAATGTATTTTCTGGTAATGGTTTTACTACATCTGTAGGTTGAGCCAAATTTTGTGCCATCATGCTTTTTGGACCTGTGTATAATCCAGATGCAATGTTTGTAGGACTTGTTAAATTAGCACCACCTATACTTGTAGCAGCACCTGTAACATTAGGTGTAATACCTTGTGCTAAAGATTGCTGGCCAATCAGGTGTGATGGTATGTTAGATGCTACTGGGCCTTGTGATAATGCAGAGCCTGCAACTTGACTAGGAATCATGCTATTTAAAGCCATTCCTGTTCCACCGCCTATGCCAGTATTTAATGCAAATTGACCTACATTGCCGTTTCTTAATAATTGCGGTGCGTTCATAACCGCAGGTATGATAAATGGAGTAAACCAAGCCATTATTTGCCACCTCCTGATGATTGTGTTTGTGTTACTTGTCCCATAGGAGCACCATAAGCTGCTGACAAGAATGATTGTAGTTTAGTATATGGTAAGTTAGCACCATATTCGTATCGTGCAATATCTGATTCTAGTGCACGTTGTTGGTAATCCTCTGCTGTCTCACCGACCTGTTGCAATTGGGCGATATCAAAGTAATCAGCCGCTGCCATTTGTGGTGCTTGTTGCACTGCAGCTTGTTGACGAGCACGTTCTGCACCGTAGTTTTGATACATTAATTTTCCTGCTTCTTGTGCTAGTGCATTTGCAAGATTTTGTTGTGCTCTTGATTGCTGATTAAACATTGCAGCAGATCCATAACGGCCTGCCTGTGCTGCACCACTTCTAGTGCCTTGTATTGCATCTTGATAAGCCTGTGTTGCTGCAGCTGATGCACCTGACATTGCCTGAGTTAGATATGGATTTGTTCCTAAATACTGACCTTGTATTGTTTTTTGCAACTCAGTTTGTGCTGCAGGTACTAATGGAGATCCTGCTAATGCTCTATTTTGTGCAGCTTGTAATGCCTGTTGAGT